GGTTGTGGACGTGGAACCGCTGATAACACTCTGTTTGAGTGGCAAACAGACGAGCTGAAGGCGGCCGCCAGTAACACGCAGATTGAGGGTAACGACTATACTTCAACTGCTGAGACTGAGCCACGCCGTCTGTCTAACTACACCCAGATTTCCGCAACACAAGTCCAGAGTTCTGGAACGGCTGAAGCGGTAGATTTTGCAGGAAGAAAATCTACGCAAGCCTACCAGCTCGCTAAGAGGGCAAAGGAAATGAAGCGCGACATGGAGTTAATGTTGCTTGAGGGTACGGTTAAGGCTGTTGGTTCTTCTGGCGCTGCTAGAAACACCGCTTGTTTTTCAACTTGGATTGGTACGACCGCTGTTGGAACGTCAAATGTTGTTGCCGCCTCTACTGGCGGTGGTTTGACCAACAATGGTGCGGGTGCCGCTGGCCCAGATGGTACTACAGAGGCAGGTACGGGTGGTGCTGATACAGCCATTACCATTGCCTTAGTCAACAATGTAGCTGCACGCATCTGGAATTTGGGTGGAACACCCGATACTATTTTGTGTGATAGCACAGTAAAGGGTACTATCAGTTCATCTACTGTTGGTGGCGCTGTGGTTGCTGCACCCAGAAAGGATATTGGCTCTAAAGACAATATCACTGCCGTAAATGCTGTTGATGTTCTTGTTACGGACTTTGGTACGTTTAAGGTTGTGCCTGATAGGTTTATCCCGACAACTCAGGTTGACTTTATAGACTTTGACCTCTGGTCTGTAGACTATTTACGTCCATTCCGTACAGAAACTCTTGCCAAGTCTGGTGATAGTGTGAAACAGCTTTTGATTGCTGAGTACGGTTTGCGAGCTAAGAATGGCAACGGAAGTGGCCAGTTAAAGAGCGCAACTTAATTAGTATTGGTATAGCCCCCTCCGGGGGGCTTAACCTTACAGGAGAAACAAGATGGCAAATATTGGACAACCACCAAGCAAGGGAAGCGCAACAGCTATTGGCCCTGATATGAATCCCCCTCCTTATGCAGAGGGAGAACCCAAACTTAAAAAGTATGGGCCGGGAGTTGATGGTGCTTTAGGTCATACGGATCATAATGGTTCTATAGATAACGTTATAAGTACGCAGGTTTCAAAGGTTGGGAAGGTTTATGGCTGGTAAGAAATCTAAAAAGTCGGCTGTTAAGACTGAAAAGAAAGTAAGCTCAACTTCCACGCGTGAAGAAAAACTCTCCGATACGGTTAAGCGTATGGAAAAAATTGTAAATCGTAACGATCAGGGGCATCATTTAAGATGAATAAACCAGTAGAACCTAATATGTTGCATACTACTTTTCATTCAAGTGCGGATGAAAAAGAGTTTACTGTAAACACATATCAGGATGCGGAGCCAATATTGGAAGAGAATAAGAAAGCATATAATAATTATGGTGACTTGCTTACTCCCGGTAAGGCTGGTGAAGGTGTGAGGGTTGCATCCATCCCATTAAATATATGGACTCAGTGGATGAAGGAAACGAATGGGGCAATAGAGAAAGATCATAACCTTATGAAGAAGTATCTCAACGACCCCGATAATAAATATTTTAGAACAACCCCAACAAGGATATAATTATGTGGCTATATACATTTGGCGTCGCAGGACGCGCACAAACTGACACAGCAAACGGATATAGAATCTTAAACCAAAAAATATTCTATTCAGCCCGTAACGTATAAAAAATGGCGATCAATACGTATGCTACCCTCCAGACTGCGGTAGCCAACTGGTTAGACAGATCTGATTTAACCGATAGGATACCAGAGTTTATTGCTCTAGCGGAGGCCCGGATGAACCGGACTGTCCGGCTGTCAATAATGCTGAACGTAGATGAAACTACGTTAGGAGGAGCAGCCACATTAATATCTGGCACTAGAGATTATGCTCTACCATCCGGCTATCTACAGATGGTTGATTTTCATTTAAGCACCAGCCCAATAACTACACTATCTTATCTAACCCCTGAAAACATGAATAGAATGTGGGCGGGGAGTCAGGGTGGAAAGCCATTGGCTTATACGATCTTCTCAGACAATTCGACCGGAACACCCATAAAGAAAGTTAGGTTAGGGCCGTCCCCAGATTCTGGCTATACCTACTCTATGATGTTCTATAAGAAGATTGATGCTCTATCAGATTCTAATACGACAGAACAGATGCTCACAGATAATCCAGATGTATATCTATACGGAGCGTTGTTAGAGGCTGAACCTTTCTTAATGAACGATCAACGGGTTCAATTATGGGCTACCGCATTTCAAGAGTCTTTAAAGGCTCTACAAGAACAAGATAACAAAGACCGTCATTCAGGTAGCGCGATGAGGGTGATGAACACTACAGGGTATCCATAATGGCATTAGATCCAGCAAATTATATTGATGAATTATCAATAACAGATCCTACAGCTACAGACCTAGTATCACAGGGGGACGACCAGATTCGCACCGTCAAACGGGCAGTCAAGCAATCCTTCCCCTCTGTAGATATTGCGGTCAATGCAATCCATACATCTGCTACTGCTCCAGCGGTTGCTATAACTGAAGGTCTTGTTTGGATCGACACTTCAGCAGGTGCAGGTAATCACGTAGCAAAGATATATGATGGATCTTCTTTTATCGTCTTACCATTTAGCGTAGAGACAGCACAGACTGTAGACATTAATGGTGGGGCAATTGATGGAACAGTTATTGGCGGGGCAACCCCTGCCGCTGTTTCTGGAACCACATTAGATGGAAGTACCAGTCTAGTTTTAGCTACTGGTGCGACAGTAACCGGAATTGATAATGCTACCGTGGGTACTGGAAGCGCTACTCTTCTAGCAACTCAAGGAGCAATTAAAACTTATGTCGATGCACAGGTTACAGCACAAGATCTTGATATTACTACGGACAGTGGAAGTATCGACATTGACCTTGATTCTGAAAGTCTTACAGTCTCTGGAGGGGAAGGCATTGATACGTCTGCGACAGGCACGACAGTCACGATTGCAGCAGAGGAAGCCACCACATCAAATAAAGGCGTAGCCTCTTTTGACACGGCCAAATTCACCGTCTCATCGGGCGCAGTCACCACCAAAGACTCTGCAATCATAGGGGCTGCTTCACTGGAAGATTTAAGCAACGTCTCGTCCGTCTCACCGACCAACGATTACGTTCTTAAATATTCGTCTACAAGCTCAGAGTGGCAGCCCGCTGCATTTGCTTATCCCGACAAGCTTACTACTAAAGGTGACTTGTTGGCCTATAACTCTGTCGATTCAGAAACTAGATTTCCTATCTCTGGGGCATCAAATGGAGATGTTTTAACAGTAGATTCTAGTGCCACTAATGGATTTGATTGGGCTGCTGCTACTGGAACCACAATCAATACCAATGCAGATAACAGAGTTATTACTGGATCAGGTACAGCCAATACATTAAATGGTGAATCTGGATTAACTTACAACGGCTCTGTTCTTACGGTTACAGGCAATCTGTTGCCAGAAGCAGACGGTACAAGAGACTTGGGAGCATCTGGAACGACTTGGGCTAATGTGTACTCCGCAGACTTACACCTAGACAATACAGGCCATGTTGGAAATGATGTAGATGGGTCAACAGGTAGCTGGACAATACAGGAAGGCTCTGATGACCTTTTCCTGCTAAATAGAAAAAATGGCAAGAAGTACAAATTTACTTTGCAGGAGGTTTGAGTAATGCCCTATTATGGAGATGGTAGCAATTTAACTGGCGTAGAAGATGATGGTGCAAGAGATGACATTGCCCTTTTAGGATTCAAGGTTGCCGCAAACGGTTCTCTTGCTAGATACAACTTAGTGGATCAGAGTATAGACGCCTTTGAAGACGCTTCTGGAATTGACGCATCAACCTCTACCAATGAATTTAGAAATGCCGCAGGCAATTATTACTCTGGTTCGGATGTCGCAACAGGTGTCGCATCGAACCACACAACGACTGGAAGCGACACTTGGGCTGCACCGGCGAATCTGACTGGAACCATAAAGGTGCTTGTTGTTGGTGGTGGCGGTGGTTCAGCTACATGGGGAAACGGAAATGGCGGAGGAGGTGCAGGAGGGCTTGTATATGTTTCAAACTATGCGGCAGTAGCAAGCACCACTTATAACCTAACAATAGGCGCAGGTGCGGCGGCTGTTACAGGGGTAGCTGTAGCGGTAGCAACTAATGGTGCTGATTCCGTATTTGACTCCTCTGGAACTACGCAAATATTAACGGCAAGCGGTGGATCAGGAGGAGCTTCTGCCGGTGCTAGCGCAGTTACAGGGGGTTCTGGTGGCGGCGGTGCAAATACTTCAACGGGATATGGAGTCAGAGGAACTACAGATCAAGTTACAACCTTTGGATCATATAGCGGCGTTGGTTTTGGTAATCATGGCGGCGTAAATACTACTTGGAATATGGTAGGCGGCGGTGGTGGAGGGGCAGGGGCTATAGGTTCTAATCCAGCAAGCACAACTATTGGAGGAGCGGGCGGTGTTGGTAAAGATTACTCCTCTATTTTTGGAACAGGTGTGGGAGCTTCAGGTTGGTTCGCCGGAGGTGGCGGTGGAGGTGGAAATACAGCCGGAGGCGGGGCTGGAGGCACAGGAGGAGGAGGTGCTGGAGGCACTTATCCAGCCGCAGGTACTGCCGGAACAGCTAATACTGGTGGTGGAGTCGGAGGCTCTTCCGCAGATGCAGATCCATCTGCCGCTGGCGGATCAGGTGCAATCCACATTCTCTATGACACGCTTTCCTATGCCGACATGACTTTAGTATCAAACGCTCAGACAGCTCAATCTGCACCAACTACTGGCGATCTGGTTATGACATAGTCTGA